TACGTGATGGACGCCGCCGAGATCCTGCAAGCGCTCGCTGGCACCACGCTCGTGTTGGTGCTGACGGTCGACGGCGAAGAGATCACGCTGGGCTAATAGCTCAGACGGAGCCTGGCGGGGCCCTCGCCCGCCATGGCACCGACCACATGGAGTTGATATGCCGCTGAAGAAGGGTTCGGGCAAGAAGGTCATCTCGGCCAACATCCGCACCGAGATGCACGCGGGCAAGCCGCAGAAGCAGGCCATCGCCATCGCGATGAGTAAGGCCGGGAAGGCCAAGAAGGGGAAGTAATGCCGACACCGTATACACAGCAGACCAGCAAGAGCAGCACGAACGTCAAGACCGGCCCGCAGAAGTCAGCCTCGACGCAGCGCTCGCAGAACCGCGCCGCAGCGATGGCCGGGCTCGGGGCGGCCAAGGACATGACCGCGCGCAAGGCCGAGATCGAACGCGAAGACCGCCTGTCCGGGGGTGAGGCCAATCAGGCGACCGCTCACGCAGTTGACCTCGTGGCCGGCACGGCTGGCGAGATGAACCTGGCGGCAAAGGTGCGACGCCAGCGGAGAGTCTGATGCCGAACGATTGGGACACCCGGATCATCACCGAGCCTGACGGCTCGCGACATGACGATCAGGACCGGCCGAGCTATGCTCGTCAGATGTGGGAAGAGCGGGCGCGGCAGCAGGCTGATGAGGCCGACGCCAAGAGGTCTATGCCTGATCCCGAGGGCACATACCACCGCGAGGTCCCGACCGTTCATGGTCAGGGCGCCGGCACGTACCACCAGCAGACGGATCGGGTAACGCCCGGCCCGCCGCAGCTGCCGACCAACGCGATCCTGGATCACCACTTCGCCAACATCCGCGACAAGAAGACCGTGCAACAGAGTGACGGCAGGACATCGAGCGTCAAGACGATCATCGTCGAGTTCGATGGCAAGCCGACCGTCATCCCGACCATCTGGGATGGGCGCGAGCTGTCGAAGGATGAGGCGGTCAAGCGGGCCCTCAAGTCGGGCAAGAACTGGCCACGGTTCGACACCAACGATGAGGCCGACGCCGCCGACGCCGAGTGGCACAAGTACATGAGCGTGCCGGGCATGGACAGCGGTCAGGGGCCGCCGGCAGACTACCCGTATCAGGCTCCCGAGTCGGAGCCCATGCAGTCCGACTTCACGAGCGAGACGCCGCCCATGGAGCCGCTGCCCAAGACCTTCCGCCAGTCAGCCATCGAGGGCCTCGGCGAAGCGCGCGACATGCAGGCACGACGCCAGGAGATGATCAACGCCACTATGGACATCGACTATGCCAATGAACCGTAATCGCAAGGGCCGCTCATCGGGCGGCAAGACCCGTTCGTTCGGGCAGTTCGACCAGGGCGCAGGTCAGCGCTACGCGACCAAGGACCGCCGCCAGGCGATGGACGGGCTGGGCACTACGCCACCGCCGATCGAGGAGCGCCGGACGGCCGTCGACAAGGCCACGTCCGATCTGATGGAGGTGTCCTCACCGTACATCGGGCCCAACCGAGTGGTGAATCGCACATGAGCGTAGGCATCAAGCCACGGGTGTGCATTCGCACCGGCCTCCCCTGCGACTGCACCATCGACCTGAAGACCGACACGATCAACTGCGCGCAGGACAGCCTGACCCGGTCGCTCGACCCGGTCATCTCGCTCGAACAGGCCAAGGAGCGCGTCGCCTCGAAGACGGCGCCGAAGGTGACGCAGCAGTCGATCGAGGAGCGCATCGAGCGCGTCAACTACACGGTCATGAACGACATCATGACGGTGTGCGTGATCATGATGCGCAACGGTTACCAGGCGATCGGCTCGGCCTGCCCGGCGGACCCGGCCAACTTCGATGCCGAGGTGGGCAAGCGGTACGCATATGAGGACGCCTTCAGGGGCCTCTGGCGTGTCGAGGGCTACCTGTTGTGCGAGCGGCTGCGTGGCGATCGGCTGTCGATCCAGCACCCAAAGCACACGACCCGGCTGGAGCGCGCGCAGGCCGCCGAGCTGACCCAGGCGGCGAAGGGTCTCAAGAAGCGATAAGGACGGCCCTCAGCACATGGAAGTGCTTCAGCTCGCCAAGCAGTACACGATGGTCCAGGCCGAAGCCATGCGCCGGGACTTTCGGCTGTTCAACAAGAACGCCTGGAAGATCACCGAGCCCGGCGTGCCATTCGTCAACGGCATCCACATCGATGCGATCTGCGACCACCTGACCTACGTGTCGCTGGGCGACATCGACGACCTCGTGATCAACGTGCCGCCACGGCACTCGAAGTCGACGACCACGGCAGTATCGTGGCCGGCCTGGGAGTGGAGCTGGCATCCCTCGACGCAGTGGCTGTTCGCGTCGTACGCGCAGGGGCTGTCCATCCGCGACTCAATCAAATGCCGCCGGCTGATCAACTCACCGTGGTATCGCGAACGGTACTCCGACGTGTACCAGCTGGCCGGTGACCTGAACAAGGTCATGCGATTCGACACGACGGCCAACGGTTATCGGCTGGCCACGTCAGTCGGCGGATCGGCCACGGGCGAGGGCGGTGACCGGATCGTTGTGGACGACGCGCACAACATGATGGAGATCGAGTCGGACAAGGTCCGCGAGGGTGTCGTGAGTTGGTGGCGCAACGTCATGAGTACGCGGGGCAACAACCCGAAGAAGCTCGGGCGCGTGATCGTGGCGCAGCGCGGCCATCACCAGGACCTGCCCGGCTACGCGATCGGCACCGGCAACTGGGTGCACCTCAAGTTGCCCGGATACTTCCGCCGCAACGATCGCTGCGTGACCCGCGCGAAGAAGAACGGCCCGCTACGCGAGCGTGATCCGAAGACGGGCGAGGTAACCCAGCCGCCCGCGAAGAACCCGCGCTTCGCCGCACCACTCAAGGAAGGCCAGGAGATCTGGCGCGACCCGCGCACACGCGAAGACCAGCTGCTGACGCCCGAGCGGTTCGGCGAGCTGGAGATGATCAAGATGGCGAGCGAATTGACCGCTCGCGGCTTCGAGGCGCAGATCCAGCAGAACCCCTCGGACAAGGCCGGCAACATCCTCAAGAAGCACCACTGGCGGCCCTGGAAAGAGCCCGAGATGCCGGTGTGCCAGATGGTGATCCAGTCGTACGACACCGCGTTCGAGGAGGAGGAGGTCAACGACTTCACCGCTCGCACGACGTGGGGCGTGTTCGAGTGGGAGGAGCACAACGATCCCGACATGCTGTGGAAGATCAAGTACCCGGGCCAGCCCAGGCTGGGCGCCATCCTGCTCGAACGTATGGAGGAGCGGCTGTCGTTCCCCGACCTGCGTGAGGCGGCGATGCAGTCGTACGCGGACTGGAAGCCCGATCGCATCCTGATCGAGAAGAAGGCCAGCGGGCACAGCCTGGCGCAGGAGCTGAAGCGGGCCGGGCTGCCGGTGTCGCGCATCAAGGTGTCCGACTCGAAGCACGTGCGCGCCCATGCCGCCTCGTTGGTGCTGGAGCGCGGCTGCATCTGGTTCCCGTTCGGGCGCAGGTGGGCGATCGACGTGATCGATCACTGCGCCAAGTTCCCGGCTGGCGAGCATGACGACATCACCGACACGGTCACGCAGATGCTGCTGTGGCTGCGCCGCCGTTGGAATGCCGAGTACCTCGACGAAGAAGAAGACGACATCGATCTGATGCGTCACCTCAAGAAGCGCAAGCCAATTTACGGATGAAGCCATGGCAGCAATGAACGATTACGAGCGCGCCCAGGGCATGGTCCCGGACGATCTCGCCGACCTGGACGAGGTCGACCAGAGCGGTGTGCGCATTCAGCGACGCGGCAACACTGCGGTCGTCGACTTCAACCCGGGCATGACGCAGACCTCCGCCGATGACAGCGAGGATCACGCCGGCAACCTGGCCGACAAGCTGACGGGGACGGAGCAGGTCAGGCTGATCAACACCGTGATCGAACAGGTGGCGGCCGACCTGGAGTCGCGATCGGACTGGCAGCGGCGCATCGACCAGGCCATGGAGTTGCTGGGGCTGCGCAACGAGCCACTGGCCGACTTGCCCTTCGAGTCCGCATCGGCGGTGAACTATCCGCTGTTGGGTGAGGCGTGCGTGCAGTTCCAGGCGCGGGCGATCGAGGAGCTGTTCCCGTCAGAGGGCCCGGCGAAAGCGACCGTGGTCGGCAAGAAGACGCCCGAGCTGGACGAGCAGGCCGAGCGCGTCAAGGATCACATGAACTACCAGATGACGACGCAGGATCGCGCGTACTTCTGGCACACCGACACGATGCTGTTCTGGCTGCCGATCGCGGGCTCGGCGTTCAAGAAGACCTACTACGACCCGAGCAGCGACATGGTGGTGAGCCGCCTGGTGCAGTCGGGCGACTTCATCGTGCCGTACCTGGCCACGGATCTGCGCACCAGCTCACGCTACACGCACCGGCTGCGCACGTCCGAGCAGGACATGAAGCGGCTGATGAACTCCGGGTTCTACCGCACCACCAAACTGATCAAGGCGTCATCCCAGGCGATCGACGAGTCGAACGATAACGGTCAGGTGATGCGCGACGAGGCTGACGATCGGCAGCAGGCGACGCACCCCGAGGACCACGTTTACGAAGTGCTGGAGATGCACTGCGACCTCGAACTGGAGATGGACCAGGCGATGTTCGGCTCCCCCGGCGCTGGAGCCCTGGGCTCGGACAAGCCGCTGGGCACACCGCTGCCGTACATCGTGACGATCGATAAGACGAGCCGCACGCTGCTGTCGATCCGCCGCAACTGGAAGCAGGACGACCCGCTGTTCACGAAGCGGTTGTGGTTCACGCACTACAAGTATCTGCCGGGGCTGGGCTTCTACGGGTTCGGTCTGTTGCACCTGATTGGGTCGGTTGCGGAGTCCGCGACAGGGACGTTGCGGGCTCTTCTCGACTCGGCTGCATTCGCGAACCTCCAGGGCGGCTTCGTGTCCGACGAGGCCAAGCTGCCGCCGGGCGACATCCACATTCGTCCAGGGGTCTGGGCGCAGGTCAAGATGACCGGCGAGGAGATGCAGCGCGCGTTCTACACGCCGCCACGGCACGAGCCTTCGACGGCGCTGGCGCAGCTGTTCGAGATGCTGACCGACACGGGCCGGCGCTTCGCCTCGATCACCGAGGAGATGACCGGGGATGCGGCCAACACCGGCCCGGTGGGCACCACGATCGCGCTGATCGAGCAATCGCAGAAGGTGTTCAGCGGCGTGCACCGCCGGCTGCACGTTGCCCAGGCCGAAGAGTTCCACCTGCGCGCCGAGTTGAACTTCGAGTTCCTCGACGACCAGTACCCGTACCAAGTCGAAGGCGCCGACCAGTTCGTGCTCAAGACCGACTACGACGGCCGCGTCGATGTGATCCCGGTCTCCGACCCGAACGTGTTCTCGACCACCCAGCGCATTGCGCAGGGCCAGGCGCTGATCCAGCTGTCGGCGGAGAACCCTGATCTGTACGACCGGCGCAAAGTCCACGAGCGCTTCCTGAAGGCCATCCGGGTGCCCGACTACGATGAGCTGCTGAAGGGTGGCGAGAAGGAGCACAAGCGGCTCGACCCGGTGAACGAGAACATGAACATCCTGATCGGCTCGCCGGCCGTCTGCTTCCCCGAACAGGACCACGACGCGCACATCGCGGTACACATGAACTTCCTCCAGGGCCTCAACGAGCAGGCGCTGGAGATGGCCGGCCCGGCGATGCAGGCGCACCTGGCCGAGCACTTCGCGCTGAAGTATTACGTGGCCATGGCCCAGCAGATGCAGCAGGCCGGCATCCAGCTGCCGCCGCCGGCATTCATGTCGGGCGAGGAGCAGGAGGAGATCGACCCGCAGGTCGAGACGATGATTGCGCAGATGGCCGCACAGCTGCCACCGATGCAGATCATGCCGCCCGACCCACCGAAGCCGGACCCCGAGGCGGAGTTCCAGGCCGAGGAGCGGCGCAAGGAAGAGGCGTTCGCGGCCGACGAGGAGCGGAAGTCGCGGGCGTTCGATGCGGATCAGGTGCGTAAGGACTCACTTACATCCACGGACGCGGAGCGTAAGATGCTCGCGTCTGCGGTGGACGTGATGAACAAGGACGTGAAGGCTTCGCAAGAGCGCGACCAGAAGGACGCCTCGAATGCGATCGACCTCGAACACCAACGTGCAGTGGCCCGCACCAAGCGGCTGGCCAAGGACCGGAGCAAGTAAGTGGCGACGAAGCCGTCAGAGGTACGCGAGGCGCGGGAGTTCCTGCGCAAGCGTGGCATCCGAGGAACGTCCCCACGCACATTCGCCCAGGCGTCGAGTGAGTCTGGGTTGTCGTTCAAAGCACTGCTCGATTTCCGGGCAGGAGTAGTGGAGAAGGAACTCAATGAACGTGAGACAGTTCGTAAGGGACGCTCGGCATAGTTTCGCCGAGGCACAGCTCGTGCTGAGCACCAAGCTGGGGAAGAATCAGGTGGGGTCGATGGAAGAGTATCGGCACATCACTGGCGTGATCGTGGGCTACGAGAAGGCGGGCGAGATCCTAATCGCGCTGCTCAAAGCCGGCGACGCTGATGCCGATGACATGGCGCCGGGGACAGAGCTATGAGCGAAGTCAAATTCGTGCCCCCGACCAGCCCGGAGATGCGCGCCGCGACGCCGCCGAGGGTCACCCTCTGGCGCGTGCTGGTGCGTCCGTACAAGCCGCCGAAGGTAGCCCCGGGCGGGCTCATCGAGCTGGCTGACATCGCCATCGAAAACGCCAGATTCCTGACGACCGTGGGCAAGGTGTGCGCCATGGGCGAGCAGGCATATCAATCGCCAAAGCTGAAGGACGGCAACAACCCGACCGTCGACAGCTGGGTGATCTACGGGAAGTATGCGGGCCAGCGCGTGATCCTGCGCGACGGCAGCGAGTACCTGATCCTCAACGATGACGAGATCATCGCTGTGGTCGACAACCCCGCAGACTATATGCAGTTCGCTTGATTGTAAGCACTCACTAACCTACACGGATGTAGACCATGGCAAACGAAAAGATAGTGTTTGAAGACCTCCGGGGCGTCTCCGATGGCGGCGGCGACCTGGGCAGAATCGAGATCGATCTCGACGCCGAGACCCCCGGTATGCGTCGGCTCGCCGATAAGGCGCCCGCCGGCAAGGCATCCGAGGATGATGACCCCGACTTCGTCGTAGTCCCCCGCAAGGCGGACGGCGGGCTTGGGGATGGTGTCGAGGACGATGACGATGCCGGCGATGACGACAAATTCTCCCGCAAATTCCAGGCCCGCCTCGAACGCGAACAACGCGCAAAGCGCCGTGAACGCCAGCTGAGGGAAGCCACGGAGGTCGAGAACGTGCAGCTGAAACGTCAGCTGGCGCAATCGAACAGTGCGGCGATGAAGGACACCAAGGAGTCGCTGGACAGGCAGATCAACGCGATCGAGCAGAATCTCGAACAGGCGATCGAGAAAGCGGACACCAAGTTGCAGGTGCGCCTCACCAGTGACTTGACGGACGCGAAGGCCCGACGCATTGCTGCCGACTACGGTCCGGCTCCAGTCCCTGGCCAGGATGACGAGCCGGGCACGAGGACCACCCCGGTGCGCGCGCAACTGGCTCAGGAGTGGAAAGACAGCCACGCCGACTGGTACGCGCGATCCGGTTTCGAGCGGCATACCCGCATTGCGAATCGCATCGACAAGGAGGTTCATGCGGCTGGGTTCGACCCGGCGGAGGAGGACTACTTCACGGAGCTGGACAAGCGCCTGAAGAAGGCCATCCCCGAGGTGTTTGACACAGCCGTCAAAACGGGTGACGATGATGATGACAGTGAGCGCTTACTGCCGCGATCGAGGGACAAAGGACGGTCCCCCGTAGCTCCAGCAGGAGATGGCTCCAGGACCGATCGGCAAGTCGTTCAGACAGGGAAAGTCGAATTGAACGCAGATGATTTCGCTTCAATGCGCAAGTTCGGGCTGGACCCGAACGATCCCGCTGTGCTCAAGGAGTTCGCCAAGAATCGTCGGCAGTTGCTGGCGGAGGGCGGACGCTGATGGCGCGACAGCCGCAAGTCCCAGAAGAACTCTCCGATGAAGCCGAGGACGCGGGTCTTCGGTTCATTGGCAAGGACGCCCCCGCAGAGGCCGGGGCATCTCGCCGCGACGACCGTCGCGCGCACGATACTCGTGTGGACGAGGTATCGGAGGAACGTGCCACCCACCAACGCCGCGAGGCGAAGTGGCAGCGACCAACCAGCCTGGATGCACCACCGGCCCGGCCGGGGTACAAGCAGCGCTGGGTTCGCGTGTCATTCAGAGGTGCGGATGACCCCCGTAACAGGAACCGGCGACTACGCGAGGGATGGAACCCTCGACCACTCGAATCGATCTCGGCCGAATGGCAGGGGATCGCGTCGACAGCCGGCCCGGTGACAGGGGCCTTTGTGGTTGATGACCTCATGTTGTGCGAGATGCCAGAGGACATTTACAACGAACGGAAGGCTCACTACGAGAAGCTGACCTCGTTGCAGATGACGGCCGTTGAGGCAGATCTGGATAAAGCACAAACAGGTGGTCATCGCATCCTTCGTAACCATACGACTGCTGTGAGCCACCCTGCCCGAGTAATCGGCAGGAAGGTAGACGCGGCGGTCGACTGACAGAGGTAACTCTCGATGGCAAACGTCGACGCTAAGTTCGGATTCCGAACGAACACTCACCAAGCCGGTGGGTGTCCCGCGCGGATGAACGTGTACAACATTCCCACAGGCCAAGCCACCTCGATCTTCACGGGTGACCTTGTTCGATCCATCATCAACTCGGTTGGTGCTGGCGTCGCTCAGGGCCTCGCGGCGATCGAGCGCGGTGTCGGTGTTGCGGATACCGTGCTCAACCTGCTTGGACCATTCGCAGGCTGCCAGTACGTGAACGCAGCTGGCGACATCGTGTTCTCCCCGTACTGGCCTGGCGGCACGGCGCTGGCCACCGGCACGCTCTGCACCGCGTGGGTCTACGACGACCCGGCGCTGGAGATGATCGCGCAGATGACCACGTTCGCGCTGGCTGACTCGAACGCGAACTACGACTTCACCCCTGGCACCGGCAGCACCGTGACGGGCCGGTCCGGCTCGGACATCAACGCGGCAGATACGACCGATCCGAAGATTCGGGTCTACGGTCTGGCGCAGGTGGGCGATACCGGAGTGTTGCCGTCTGAACTGGGAGCGTTCGCCAAAGTTCGCTGCCGCATCATCAACCACGAGCGTGGGTCCGTCCTCACGACTGCGTTCTAAGGGGAGCCGCAAACATGGCTGTTATGAATCGAGCGGCGTTCCGCAAGGAACTGCAAGAGGGCCTGAACACGGTGTTCGGTCTCGAATACACGCGCTACGAACAAGAGTGGCGCGCACTGTTCGAGGTTGGGAACTCCAACAAGGCGTACGAGGAAGATGTGCTGCTGGCTGGCCTGGCAGGTGCACCCGTGAAGCCGGAAGGCTCTGCGGTCACCTACGACACGGGCGGCGAGTCGTACACTTCGCGGTACGTGCACGAGACGATCGCGCTGGCGTTCGCGCTCACCGAGGAAGCTGAAGAGGACAACCTCTACGGCGACGTTGGTGCGAAGTTCGCCCGCGCTCTGGCCCGGTCGATGCAGCACACGAAGGAAGTGAAGGGGGCCGCGATCTTCAACAACGGCTTCAACGCATCCTTTCCCGGCGGCGACGGTGTTGCGCTGTTCTCGGCATCGCACCCTCTGTGGGGCGGTGGCTTGCAGTCGAACACGTTTGCCACCCCGGCGGACTTGTCGGAGACGAGCCTGGAAGAAGCCTGCATCCAGATCAGCAAATTCGTTGACGAGCGCGGTATTCCGGTCGCGATCCGCCCGATGAAGCTCGCTATCCCCCCGGATACGGTGTTCATCGCAGAGCGGATTCTGCAAACGCCGGGTCGCCCGGGTACGAACGACAACGACATCAACGCGATGCGATCGAAGGGCATGGTGCCCGGTGGGGCTCACGAGAACCACCGCTTCACCGACCCGGATGCGTGGTTCCTGATCACCGACTGCATGGACGGTCTGAAGCACATGGTGCGGAAGAACATCCAGCGCGGTGTCGAGGGTGACTTCGAGACCGGCAACATGCGGTACAAGTCGCGCGAGCGATATTCGTTCGGCTGGTCCGACTACCGAGGAGCGTTCGGTACGGCTGGCGGCGCGTAAAAATCAGGGGGCTGGCAACGGCCCCCTTTCCTCAACCCTGACGACCCGCAAGGGACAGATCCTCAAAGAGGTGACGACAGATGGGCAGACGAACAACCAACTCTGGCTACCAGCGGTGGCGTAACAACTCGGACAACCCGTGCCGGCCGGCAAGCGGCGGCCCTTCCCCGGCTGTTTCAATGCAGTGCGTGCGAACGGCAGACATCTCGGCGACCCAGTCGAGTGCCACGCGCGTGAACCAGTTCGGCTCAGGCGAGCCGCTGGTGCTGCCGAAAGGCGCCATGATCAGACACGTGATCACGGAGAGCGCGTTAGGTACGGGCGGCGTGAACCCGACCTACGACCTCGGGCTGGAAGGCTTGGCGGTCGACTCGATCGTGAACGAGGGCGACGTGGACACGGCGAGCAACTTGCAGGTTGCCACGGGCACGAGCATTGGCGTGGCGTTGTCGACAGATCGATTCGTGACGGGCGGCGCTGGAGCCTCGGCGGCCGGTGCCGGCACGTTCCGAGTGGCGATCTTCTTCACGATGCTCGACGACGGCACCCTGGCCAACTAAGGGGCAACCCACTGAGGTGACCCCATGACTCAACGTGTAATCGTAGTCGAAACGGTTGCGGGTGTAGGTGTTACCTACATCCCGATCAACCGCTATTCGCCCAACATCACTGTCCAGGCCACGCCCAACGGCGCCGCGACGTTCACCGTGGACTACACACTCGACAACATCATCCGAGGGGCGGCGAATCCATACGACACCAGCGAGGGCCTCGTGGCCGCCGCTTCTGCCATATGGAGCAACCTGATCGCCTCGGGCGCTGTGGCTGCGGTGTTCACTGGGAGCCTGTCGGCGTACGCGCTGCGGGTCAATCAGACGGCGGGCGCTGGGAACGTGTCGATACGCATCTCCCAGTCGAGTGAGACCCTATAAAGCGGCGATGAGGTAAGGACAATGGCCACCAGTGGAACCTACATATGGTCGCCTGACCTTGCCGAAATGATCGATGAAGCGTTCGAGCGTTGCAAGATTGACCCTTCAACGCTCGACATCGCGCACATCCTCAGCGCGCGGCGATCGATCAACTTCATGCTGTCCGAGTGGTCGACCGACGATCGGCACGACTTCAGGGTCGACCGGCTGTCGGCGTTCCCGCTCGTGCAGGGTACGCAGCAGTACACCGTAGACCCGAGCGTCGATGGTCGAGTGATCGACATCTTGTCGATGTCGCTGCGGCGCGCGGGCTCGGACACTGCTATGTGGCCGATGAGCCGCCAAGAGTGGATGGACATCCCCATCAAGACGACGCAGGGGCGACCGTCCAGGTACTTCGCCGACAAGCGGCAGAACTCCGTCATCATCAGCTTGTGGCCCATCCCGGAGAACTCGACCGATACGCTGCTCATGGACGTGATGCGGAAGTTCACCGACGCCGGCACGGCTGGGAACAACCCCGACATCCCGTACTACATGCGCGAGGCGTTCGCTGCCGGCCTGGCCGCCAAGCTGGGCGAGAAGTATGCGCCCGAGAGTTTCCTGCCGAGATTGATTGGTCGCGCGATCGAAACGCTGAAGGCGGCTGACGCATCGCAGCGAGTGTTGGGCGATGTTCGCATCGTCCCCGGATCGAACTACCGTGGCCGGCGCGGCGGTCGTGTGCGGTGAACCGTAACCGCAGGCGGCGCTACGCCTATGGCATCCGAGCGAAGGGCGAGTGTCAGCGGTCCGGGCAGAAGATGGCATACGGTGATCTGGTCGAGGATGGACACATCCCCGGCCTGCTCGTGCACCCCGATTGGTACGAGCCGCGCCACCCGCAGGAACTGCCTGTCGATGCGTCTGACTCCGTAGCGCTGTGGCACCCAGCGCCCGAGCTGTCCGAGGATGGCGGCGTTGGTGTCGACGTGCTGACCGGGGTGTGGTCGCCTGCGCCAGTCAACGAGACCCTCGACGAGGGCAACGAGACTGTCACCCTGTATACGTTCACCGCAGCCGGCGGTTACCCGGGCTACACGTACCAATACCAGCTGATCGGCAGCTCGAACATCCAGCTGGTGATCGTCTCGGCCACGACGCTGCGGCTGAAGGCGATCGTCAGCCCGCTGGGCGACACCGAGTACACGGTCACGGTGGTTGGCACTGTGACCGACGATCTCGGGCAGCAGGTGACTGACACGTTCGACGTGACCCTCGACGTGCTAGAGCCGACCATCCCGGCGGGCTTGATACTGTTCTCGGACAACGGCATCAACAATACGCGGCCGGGCTGGGAGGCGGTGGACAAGGTCACCGGCCTCATCACCCACCTGGCCCCCGTGTTCGGGAGCGTGGCGCAGATCACGAGCGGAACGCGGTGGCAGCCTTCCGGCAACTACGTGTCGACGGCGTACAGCACGACCCAGCCACGGGTGGCTATCTTCAAGCGCACCGGGGATACGGCGGCCTTGTCGAGGCTCACGGCTGGAGTGCCAGCGTGGTCGAGCTTCAAGACCTGCACCGCATGGGACGGTGACAACAGGCTCATCGCCGTTGGCGAGGTCAGCCTGTACTGCGAGGTGGCCAGCCGCTCGGGCGACACATTCTCGCTGATCAGCACGCCATTGAGTCTCCAGCACCTGAGCAACAACTTCGGCTGCGATGTGCTCAACGGGTCCTTGATCGTCTGCGGGAATGACGTTGGCGGCGTTCATATCCGCACCTACCTTTGGAACGGCTCGAATCAGTACGTTCTCGCAAACAGCTATGGCCTCGGCGCAAGCAGTGTCGCCAACAATGTGAGGATCAGTCCTGACGGTTTGTGGGTGGCGGTGTTTGGGATAGGGGCCGCGAGCGCCGGGATCTTGCGCGTCTACTCGCGCGCCGGGGAGGCGTTGACGCAGGTTCACGCGAACCTGCTGACGGGGACTTCGGGGGCCGGCAGCAAAGTCGTCTTCTCGCGTGATAGCCAGTTCCTGTACATGCAGAGCGCCACCGGCACCACGACAGCCTTGCAGGGATGGAAGAACATCTCTGGCACGTGGACGCCGATCGCGCTGGGGGTAGCCCCGTCGCTGGCCGGGGCCGGCGTCAGCGTGAGCCCCAACAATGCCCTGTTGGCAATAGGCGCATCCGGGGCCAATCGCCATACGATCTACGGCATCGACCAGAGTTCTGGTGCGCTCACGCAGCTGGACACCTCCGACTGGGCCAACAACGTCGGCAGCGACCTGGCCTTCAGCGACAACGAGAACCTGAACGGCAACGACCCGCTGCCGCCCACGCTGGCCGCGTACATCGCGTTCCTCAATCCAGATCACCACTGGAAGTTCGACGAAGCCATCGGCTTCCTGCCGGACACGCTCAACGATACGGGCTCTGTCGGCAACGTCGACATGACCGTCATCGCGCCAACGTCAGCCCAATACGCGCAGCCCGGGCCGGACATCCTGGACTCGACGAAGTCGGCGGACTTCACGACCGGCGCCATCGCGGATATTAAGGACAACTTCACCTCGCCCGGCATGGGCTCAGCCGCAGTCGGTTCGTTCATCTTCTTCGTCAGGCGGTCTGCGGGATTCGCCGACATCACCAGTAGCAACCTGTTCGTGACCGACTCATCGCCGGTCACTGCGCAGCTGGTGTTCGCTATCGGTTCGACCGCGCCGTCACGCCGGCCCGAGTTCCGACACACGCCGACGCCCGGCAACTCGGTCAGCTATTACCCGACGACCGACTCGCTGACCACGAACGATACCTGGCAGTGCATCGTGTTCTCGCAAGCCAACGATGGGACCGGCCCGAAGATCTACATCAACGGCAACCCGATGACGCTGACCACCAGCGTCCAGGGCACGGGCGGCTCGGCCAATGCGTGGTTCAGCAGCGTCGGCCCTCGCTGCGCGTTCTCAGCCGGCAACGCGGACACGGGGCAGATTTTCAGGATTCGCATCGGCAGCGTGTTCACGCTCGACAGAGTGATCACGCAGCAGGAAGTCACCAACCTCATGTCGTACCTGGCGACACCGTAAAGGGGCGATCATGGCACTCAACACCTACAACTTTCTGCTCGCTGGCATCCAGGCGTTCATGGAGGACAACGACGCCGAGCTGACCGCGTCGGTCCCCGACATCGTCAACCTGGCTGAGATCCGCCTGGTTCGAGATCTCGACCTGTCGATCTTCCGGCGGATCGATTCGACAGCAACGCTCACGATCGGCAACCCGGTCAGGGCCAAGCCCACGATCGCGGCGCCGGACATCCTGGTGGCGGCGAAGGGGATCTGGCTGACGGGCGGTACGATCGTCGGCGGCAAGTTCCTCGAAGAGCGCAGCTACGAGTACCTCGTTGACTACAACGCGGGAGCATCGAACGGCATCCCGAAATACTTCGCCGAGATCGATGAGGGCAACTGGTACTTCGCTGTGCCGCCGCTTGCCGCGTACGTCGTGAACGTGCGCTACCTGTCGCGGCCGAACCCCCTGACGGTGGCGAACCAAACGAACTGGTTGTCGACGTATGCCTCGGACATCTTGTTCAAGGCGTGCCTCGCCGAAGCGGAGAAGTTCCTCAAGGCCGATGAGCGCAGCGTCATGTGGAGCAACGATTACGACCTGGCGCTGCCCCTCGCGAGGCGCGAGTTGACCAGCAAATTCAGCAACCAAGTCGACAAGATCGGCGCTACCTCAGTTCCGCAGGCGCCCAGGAGCCAAACTAAATGACCACCTTCACAACGCGCCTTCGCACAGCCGTTCAGCTGACTGGCGAGAACAACAACACCTGGGGTGATGTCGCCAACGCGGCAGTGTTCCAGCTGCTCGAAGATGCCATTGCGGGGATCGTGGCTGTCTCGTTGACGGCCGGCAACGTCACGCTGACCGCCAACAACGGTACGAGCGATCAGGCCCGCGCCATGATCCTCAACCTGACTGGCTCGCCGGGTGCCGCGCGATCCGTCACGGTGCCCACCGTCTCGAAGGTGTACCTGGCGGTGAACGGCACGACCGGCGGGCAAGCGATCACCGTGAAGACCGCAGCCGGCACGGGGACCGTGCTCGGGGCTGGCGCGCAGTGGGTGTACTGCGACGGCGTGGATGTGTTCGCGCTCACCACATCGGCAACGAACAGCACTTCGCTCGGTGGAATTGCCGCCGCTCAGTACGCTCGTCTGGATGTGCAGCAAGGATTCTCGAAGGCGCAGTCGGTCACGCGCGTGGTGCTCACCGAATCCGGCGGATCGGTGGCGGTCAACGCCTCGAACTCGAATGCGTTCCGCCTGACCATGCAGGGGAACTGGACGATCGCCAACCCAACCGGCGGGCTGGACGGCCAGGCGATCCGCATCATCATCGTGCAAGACGGCACCGGCTCTCGCATCGTGAGCTGGGGCGCCAAGTTCCGCTTCCCGGGCGGTGTTGATCTGGTGCTGTCGACAGCGCCGAACGCGGTCGACTACGTGTCGTTCGAGTACGACTCCACGCTCGACATCTGGGTCGGCGGCGGCGCGAAGGGGATGGCGTAATGCCCTGGGGCTCGAACTTCATCGCCGTCTCTGGCGGGGCGGGAGGCTCACTCGACGTGACCTTCAGCGTCAACCAGACGGACCTCAACCTGTTCACGTTCTTGGGTAGCCCGCCCTTGGCTTCCGTCGTGAATATGATCCTGGACGGCGCCGACATTCGCACATTCGATATCGGCTCGTGGCCGAACAGTTCGGTGATCAACATCACCGTGATCAACAGCGGTCGGATCTTGGGGCGCGGCGGTGTCGGTGGCGCTGGCGGCGGGTCGGTGCCGTACGGTCACGACGAGAACGAGGGCCAGAACGGCGGGGCGGGAACGGCTGGCGGGCACGCCCTCTCGGCGCCCGTTGGCACGTTCATCATCAACCTCAACCTCGATGCCGGCTATTGCTGGGGCGGTGGCGGTGGCGGTGGCGGCGGTGGCGGCTCGTCCGGCTCGAACGGCGGCGGCAACTACGGCGGTGGTGGTGGCGGCGGCGGCGGAATGGGATGGGATGACGCGGCCGGCGGCCTTGGTGGTTACGCCACTCGTCGACCTGGCAACAATGGCTCGCAGGCTACGCAGGCCGGCGGGCCGGGTACAGGTGGCTTTTCCGGCCGACACATCGCTGCGGGCCACTCTGTGCCGGATGGTGATGGTTCGATCGGTGGTGACTGGGGCCTGGTCGGAACGGCCGGCATCGACTGCTGGCAGTTCAACGTCGCATTTCCGCTGCTCGACCAAACAGGCGGCGCGGCTGGAGGGCCCGGCAGCGCGATTCAAGCGGCAACCACGGTCATCAACTTTGTCGGCGCCCTCAACGAGGCGACGCTGATCGGCACCGGCCGCATCGTCGGAGCGAGTAACCACCTGTGAGAATCATCGTCGATCTGCCAGTCGAGCCGGGGGTGTACACCGAGCAGACGCCGCGCGGCGCGAAGTCGCAGTGGAAGGATGCCGACAAGGTGCGCTTCCGCTACGGGCTGCCCGAGAAGATCGGCGGCTGGACGCGGCTGGCGAACGTGTTCATCGGGCTGGCCAGGAAGATCTGGGACTGGACCTCGCTCGACTCGCGCAACTGGGTGGGCTTCGGCACCGAGGCCAAGCTGTACCTTGTGCAGGATGAGGTGCAGACCGACATCACGCCGATGCGATCATTCGGCAACCTGACCAACCCGTTCACCACGCTCATCACGAATCCGATCGTCACGGTTGTGCACGTGAACCACGGGGCGCAGGCGAACGACTATGTCCGCTATGCCGGCGCAACTGCGGTGGGCGGCCTGACGATCAACGGGCAGTACAAGATCGTGACCGTGATCGACGGTGACAGCTACACCATCAACGCTGGAACGCCGGCCGGCGGATCGGCGACGGGTGGCGGCACCGTGGCCTACGAGTACGACATCACCGCTGGCGGCAGCAGCGCCGCATTCGGCCAGGGCTGGGGCGTGGGTCCGTGGGGCGAGAGCACCTGGAACACTCCGCGCGTGGCATCATCGCTGCTCGCCCCTCTGCGAACATGGTCGATGGACAACTGGGGCGAAGACCTCATGGCCAACCCAAGGGGCGGCTCGATCTACTGGTGGGACCGCACGACCGGCCCGAACGCCCGAGCCGCCTTGCTGGTCGGTGCGCCGATCCAGGCGACGCTCATCATCATCTCGCAGCGCGATCTGCATATGTTCGCGATGGGTTGCACTGACGCGATCCTGAACACCTTCGACCCCATGCTGATTCGCTGGTGCTCGCGCGAGAACTTCAACGATTGGATTCCTTCATCCTCGAACACGTCGGGCGACCTGCGCGTGTCGAGCGGATCGAAGATCGTTGCCGCGTGCAAAACCCGTGGCGAGCTGGTGCTGTGGACCGACAAGTCAGTTCACCAGATCACCTACATCGGCGGCCAATCGGTTTACGGGCTGACGCCGATGGGCGAGAACATCTCGATCCTGGGCCCCAACGCTTTCGTTGAGGTGGACTCGCGCGTGTTCTTCATGACCGAGACCGACTTCTACGTGTACGACGGGGTGCCGCAGCCGATGCCCTGCATGGTGCGCGCGTACGTGTTCGACAACCTCAACGTGTTCCAGAAGGACAAGGTGTTCGGCGGGCTCAACAAGACCTTCAACGAGGTGTGGTTCTTCTACCCAGCGAAGGCCAACAATGTCTGGATCGAGACCGACTTCAGCGCTGGATTGAACCCGGCCCAGTACACCGTCCAAACGATGGCCGGCACACAGCGCTACTCGGTTGCGCTCAATGGCGCCGGCTACGTGTACCTGGCCAGCTACGACAACGCGGGCGGGGAGACGGTAAACACTTACGAATCGATCTACATGCTGCGCAACGCCGCCATGCTGGCAACGCCGCTTGAGTCCGAATACGAGATGATGGTGGTGATCAGCGACACGACAGCGTTCTTCGGCGTGGCGATGGATGTCATCGATCTGAACAGCGCAGCCGATACGCTTGACGACAACATCAAGGCGCTGCTGGTCACTGTTGATCTCGCCACCAGCTCGATGTACTTCACCAAGACCGATGCGCTTGGCGCCACCTCGACGCTGGCCAACGCGGCAGGATTCTACGACCTGGGGTTGCTGGCAACACCGATCAGCCTCACGGTTGGCAACACCTACGCGATCACGATGACGCGCACCAACAATACCATTAAGGGGTATATCTACGACGAGGCCAGCGGGACCAACCAGCTGGTTGCAACAATTACGCTCAGCGCTGGCGAGATCGCGGCGTATCTCGGGACGGGTGTCGCGGGTGCGATCCTGCGCCCATCCAGCCAGTCGGCCGACTTCAACGATACGCAGCTGCTGTCGTTCCGCGCTGCGCCGGCCGGCGTGCTCATCGCGCAGAGCGCGCCCGGGGCCGCCCGTGAAGTGAATCGTTACGTGGCCTTCAACTACCAGGAGCAGCACTGGACGATCGGCAACATGATCCGAACCGCGTGGCACGAGAAGAGCCCGGTGTACAGCAAGCCGTACGCGGCGGGCCCGGACAACTATCTGTATCAGCACGAGACTGGCTCCGATGACAACGGTTCCGCGCTGACGGCGTATGCCGAGACCTACGACATGGAGATCCCCGAGTCGGGCGAGAACCTGATGCACGTCGATCAGCTGATCCCCGATTTCCTCGATCTCGATGGGACGGTGAACATCAAGCTGAAGGGCAAGAAGTATCCGCAAGGCCAGGTGTATCAGGAGAAGGGCCCGTACCCGGTCACCGCCAGCACAGCGAAGATCTCGACGCGCATCCGTGGCCGGCAGATCGCGCTGCGCATAGAGTCCACCACCACTGGCGCAGCGTGGCGCATGGGTACAATGCGCGCCAGGATTCAGCCGCACGGAAAGCGAGCTTAAATGGCAGATACCAGGGAGAGGTTGCCGGACTGGCGCTCGCCGACATTCGATGCGGCGCGGATGCGCACGCTCACGCAGATCCTCGATCGTCGCTTCGGCGGCATCGATTCAGCGATCGACGAACTCATGGCGGCCTCCGCTGCAATCGGCGGGCCGTTCGCGCCGCTGGTACACGGTCACGAGTGGACCGAGATCAACAACGCGCCGGACTTCCTGACCCTCGTCGACATCCAGACCGTCGTCGACCTCGATGACCTGGCCAACGTGAACGACGCGGGCATAGCGCCTGGGCAGACGATCGTGTGGAACGGTCTCGCGTACGTGCCCGGCTCGATCGCTTCGGGTGTCTCGTACCTGCGCGACCTGCTCGATGTGGACGTGACGCCCGTCAACGATCAAGACCTGCTTCGATACGACGCCTTCCAGGCGAAGTGGATACCGTTCCCGTTCGGCGCGATCGTCGCTGGCGTTGGCGGTGGTGGGCAGCAGGGGCCGCCAGGAATGGATGGGGAAGATGGGCAGCAGGGCGATCAAGGTCCGCCAGGGCCAGCCGGCGCTGCGGGCTCGGGCGATTCATGGCTAACGTGGGCGGGCTTGTAAATGCCATTCGTCGGTAAGTCACTCGCCGATGGTCAGCTCCCGAGTGGGCTCGGCACGCTGTACACCGTGCCCGCCTTGACGCGCGCAGTGATCAAGCAGATCGACATCGTGTCGGCGACCGCGATCGTCCAGGTCGTCCAGCTGTACATCAAGCGCAGCGGCAGCAGCTCGCGTCGAGTCATCAATGTCAACGACCTCAATCTCAATGAGGCGATCCACTTCGGCGACGAAGGTGAGTCGATCTCGCTGTCTGCTGGTGATCAGATCGAGGGCGTCACGACTACGGCCGCGTCCGTCGACTACACGATCACGGGGGCCGAAGAAACGCCATGAAGGTCTACAACGCAGACGGCACCGAGAAGCAGAACACCGGCACCACGGGCGCGACCGGCGCCACGGGACAGCCTGGGCAGCCCGGGCCTCCGGGCATGGACGGCATTGATGGGTTCGATGGTGAGCCGGGTCCTCCGGGCCCCCCGGGTATTGGCGAAATCGCCCCGGGCGGCGCGAGCGTCTCGGCATCCTGGAACTTCGATACATCAACCGCTGCCGCCGACCCCGGCAACAAGAAGTTCAGGCTCGACAACGCCACGCTGGCCAGTGTCACGAACATCTACATCAACGACACGGCGAACCAGAACTTCGACGCGAGCACGATCATCTCCTTCATGCTCACTGGGTATCGGGTTTACATCCAGCAGAAGGATGACGCGAGCCGGGCTGCGCTGTTCTCGCTAACCGGCCCTGCCGTCGACAATGGCGGCTGGTGGACTATTCCCGTCACGCCGGTCGCGAACGGCGGCGTGCTTTATGGCAATAGCAAGGAATGCGCGGTCGTCTTCATCCTGTCGACGGCGACCGGCACTGGCGGCGGCGGCAATGGTGTCGTCGGGGCGCCGGGCATGGACGGTGCCGATGGTGAGGAAGGTCAGCCTGGCCCGCCCGGGCAGCCCGGCGCGCAAGGCGTTCAAGGGCCTCCAGGAACTGGCGCTGTCGGACCCGGTGGTCCGCCCGGGCTGGACGGCGAACCCGGCGTCGATGGCGAGGCTGGTCCGCCCGGCCCGCTGGGACCGCAAGGACCGCAGGGCACTCAAGGCATTCAAGGCGCGCAAGGGGTTCAGGGTGCGCCCGGGATAGATGGGCAAGACGGCGCTGACGGCGAGCCCGGCCCGCCCGGCGTAGGCATGGCTGGAGCGCCCGGCACCAATGGAGTCGTTGGTCGAGACGGGGCGCCCGGGCTGGACGGTGCTGATGGCGTCGAGGGCGAACCCGGCCCTCCGGGCAACCCAGGGCCGCAAGGCATTCAGGGTCCGATCGGCCCGCAAGGGAACCCGGGGATGGACGGCCAGGATGGCCAGGACGGTCTCGATGGGGCGCCTGGGGGTGTTGGCCCGCAGGGCGCAACGGGGCCCGCAGGCAGCGGCATACAGGGCATTCCCGGCCCGCAGGGGCTCGATGGTCAAGACGGGGTCGATGGCGAGCCAGGCCCGCCTGGTGTTGGCTCGGCTGGCGCGCAGGGTCCCCCTGGCGCAGGCGGTGCACCGGGACCCGCAGGCCCGCCCGGCATGGACGGGGAAGATGGAGCAGATGGTGAGCCTGGCCCACCCGGGGTGGCGGGCGCGAACGGAACATCAGGCGGCACTACCGGGGTCAGTCTCGGGAAGCTGCTCGCCATCAATGCAGGACTATTGAGGAGCTAAGGCATGGCCGCGAACACGAACCCAATCTTCACGCTGGTGCCCGTCATCACGTGGGGCACGACCACGATCGCGACGGCGAATACCGCGAAGGACGGCACCGGCACGGTGATACAGGTGTGCGTCGGCAGCACGGATGGCACGTACGTGTGGAAGATCCGCGCCCGGCCAGCCGGCACGAACGTGGCCACGGTGCTGCGGCTCTTCATCAACAACGGCTCCACGAACGCGACGCCCGCGAACAACATCCTGTACGACGAGTTCACGCTCGCGGCCACGACGTTGTCGGAAGTCTCGGCGCTCGCGATGTACGAGATACCAATGAACATCGCGCTGCCGAACACGTACCGGATCTATGCGACGATCGGTACGACCGTGGCCGCTGGGTACTACCTGTCGGCGGTGGCCGGCAACTACTGAGATGGCGTTCTTCCCCTACTTCGGCGGGCCCGACGCCGAGTACACGTGGCGCTGGACAGCCGGTCAGACGGCGGTATGGGAGCCGCCGGACACCTTCGCGTTCTTCTTCATCCTGGTCTGCGGTGGCGGTGGCGGGGGAGGAGGCGGGGCCGGCCGCATCGCTGGCGCTCAGGGCGGTGGCGGCGGAGGCGGGGGACCGGGCGGACTCTTGCAGGCGATGGTCCCGGCAATGTTTCTGCCGATGCGATTGATCATCACTGCTGGCGCGGGCGGGAACTCTGGGGCGGGCGGCGTTGGCGCCGGATCGTCGGGCTCAGCCGGGACAGCGGGCGGGACCAGCTCGATCCTCTCTATGAACTACGGCGACAACGTGATCTTCAGCTGCGCGGGCGGGGCTCTGGGTGGCGCCGGGACTCCAGGTGCGGGCGGTACGGGCGGGGGCAGTGGATCGTTCAGTACGTCCCAGGTGATCAAGACGCTCTGCCTGAGAGGGACGGGCGCCACCACGGGTAGCGCTGGGGGCGGGGGTGGTTCGTCGGGTGGGGCAAACGCGGCTGGCAACAGCGGCACGATCGTCAATGGCGGCGGCGGTGGCGCTGGGATTTCAGCGGGCAACGTGCCGGCTTCCGGCAACAGCTCGAACTCGATCCTGGCGCCCGACTACCCCAGTTCGGCAGGCGGAGCTTCCGGGGGTGCTCCGGGGGCGAGCGCAGTCCGGTGGGATGGTCCGCCGATGATGTTCGGAGTCGGCGGCGGTGGTGGTGGATCGCACGACGCTGGGACTGGCGGTGCGGGGGGCGAGGCCGCGTTCGGTAGTGGTGGTGGCGGTGGTGCTGCCGGCACCTCAACCGGCGGTGCGGGCGGCAAAGGCGGGCACGGGCTCGTCATGATCATGGGGCTAAGATGACGAGTCCAGTTCTCAACGAAGCGCTGATGCGACGCGGGATCATCGATGCCTTCGTGTTGCGCCACGATGTGGTTGGCGGCGGGGCAGTGAACTTCGCAAAGACATGGTACAAGCCCGAGCACGCCTCGCTCGTGTGGATGCTGCTGATGGGCTCTGGCGGCGGCGGTGGTGGTGGCCGAACGGCAGCGACAGGCATCGGTAAGGGCGGTGGTGGCGGTGGTGGATCGGGCGCCATGGCGCTGTTCCTGTTCCTCGCGCAGATGGTGCCCAACCAGCTTCGATTCACGGTCGGCGCAGGCGGCGCGGGCGGGGCGGCCGGGACAGCTGGCGGCACTGGGAACGGCGCCGGCATCAGCCTGCCAGAGGCATCGGCGACCGCGATATTCAGCGTTGCTGGTGGCGGTGCTGGCGGCGGCTCAGCGGGAACTGGCGGCGGCGCGGCTGGTGCAGCAGCGGCCTCCCCGACGACCTCGGCATTCACCTTCATTTGCCCGATCGCATACGAATCGTATAGCGGCTTCGCGGGAGCCATTGGCGGCACGTCAGTTGCAACAACCCCAGCCGCAAGCGCAGCTTCGAGCGGGCTCAACTCGGGTGGCGGTGGCGGTGGTGGCGTTACGACAGGTAACGTCGGCGGAGCCGGTGGAGTCTCGGCAGTTCCTGGCACGCCGTTCAACGCGATACTCGCCCCGCCCGGTGGGGTTGCCGGCGCCAAGGGCAGCGAAGGCTGGCAATTCCCATTCGGGTGGAACCAGGCGTTCGGGTTCCTCTACGGGATTGGCCCTGGCGGTGGTGGTGGATCGGGCGCCGGCACGGGCGGCATCGGCGGGATTGCCATAGCCGCTGGCTGCGGTGGCGGTGGCGGTGGCGGTGGAATTACTGGCGGAGCGGGCAGCGCTGGCGGTCCAGCAGTGGTGGCGGTCGTATGCTGGTAACTTCGCTCGCGTCGCAAACGTCGTTCAACTCAGAGTTCATCATTGGGCCGCGCCGCTTCGTCTGGATAAAGCCGCAGGGCTGCGTGGCACTAGCAATCAAAATGGTGGGGGCGGGCGGTGGTGGCGGCGCGGGCGTAAACCGGGCGACCCTCGCTGCCGGCGGTGGCGGCGGCGGCGGTGGGTCAGGCGGATGGTGGCTCGGCGGCATGATCTGGGGGCCAATGGTCCCCGACGCTTTGTACTTCGTCTTGGGCGATGGCGGGCTCGGGGGCGCGGCATCTGGCAACGCCGGGGCAGCCGGCATTACCTCGCAGATACAGTATCGAAATGCGTCAGGCGCGATCCTCCTCCAATGTGCTTCAGGTGGCGGTGGTGGCGCAGGAACGGCCGGCGCTGGCGGAACCGCTGGGACCGCTGGAGCGCAACCGAGTCAGGCGTTCATCATGTCTCTCTCGCTCGGGCGGCTCGGCACGGGCGGTGGCGGTGGTGGCGCAGGAGGGGCAACCGGCGCGGGGTCGGCGGTCACGTCCACCAACCAGTGGGCGACCGGCGGAGCCGGTGGCGCCGGCACTTCGGCGGCTAACGTCGGCGGAGTAGGTGGCACGGTGACCGGCTCATTCCCCAACCCGTCACACTCGCCGACATTGGCCGGCGGGGCGGCGGACTCGCCAGGAATCGGCGGATTCGGCGTGAGGATGCCGCAGGGGCGTTCGATACAGCAAAAATACGGCGGCACGGGCGGCGGCGGCTCGGGTGCGGGGACCGGCGGGCGTGGCGGGCGCGGGGAGCCTGGCGCTGGTGGCGGCGGGGCCGGCTCGGGTATAACCGGCGGGGCCGGTGGAGATGGAGGTCCTGCGTTCGTCGTCATTCAGACGTGGTGCTTCAACTGATGTTTCACGTGGAACAATCAATCAACGTCCAAGGAGACCTTGATGAAGAAGAGCGAGAGCCAGACGATCACCATCAGGAAGGCGAAAGCCTACGATGTCAGCAACCTCTGCCGACTACTGGAGCAGGCGTACTCTGATGCCGAGGGCATGTATCCCGAACCTGATCAATACATGGTCATCAACTGGGTGACAGGGATCATCAGTGAGGGGTACTGTGTCGTTGCGGAGAAGGCGGGCCGGATCATCGGCTCGGTAGCGGTCACTAACTACAGGTTCCCCTGGAGCCCCAAGTGGTTCATCTACGTCGACTGGATGTACGTGAGCGTCGGGTTCCGAGAGGGCGGAGTGTTTGATGGATTGCTGACGGCGATCCATGCGTATGCAGATGAGCGCCAGGCCCCGATCTTCGGTGGCATATCGTCAGGGAAGGCGGCGGTGCTCAAGGATCGATTGATGCAGATGAAGGGTTACCACTATCTCGGTGGTCAGTTCATGAGGGGCACGGAGGTCCAGGATGAGCGGCGGGAGCAAGAAGACGACGCAGAAGTACGCACCAGCAGCGTACATCGAGCAGGGCGCGCAACAGTCGGCGGCGCTGGCTAAAGAGTACGCGGCGAAGCCGTGGCAATCCTACGACCGCGCCCGCGTTGCAGACCTGTCCGAGAACGAACAGGCGGGTATTAGCCTCGCCAAAAATTCGACGGGCGCCTGGCAGGGAGATCTGACCAAAGCGCGGGGCGCGCTCGATACCGCGAGCGGCACATTCAACAACGCCGACATCCAGTCGTACATGAACCCGTACATCAAGGGCGCGCTCGATCCGGCCGCCCGTGAGATGCGGCTTCAGGGTGCGCAGCGGAATGCCGAGCTGACCGGCCAACAAGCCAGCTCAGGGGCGCTGTCCGGTTCGAGGGCGGTCCTGGCCCAGCGCGAGCAGGACAGGGCCACGGACCAAGGGCTCGCGGACCTGTATGGTCAGGGGTACGCAGCGGCATTCGATAAGGGCTCTGCGTTGTGGTCAGCCGACCAGGACCGACAAATCTCGGTCGCCAATGGATTCATGCAGGCGGCGGGCATGGGCCAGGAGTTCATCAATCAGGACTACAAGCGACTGATGGACTCAGGCGAAGCGGTGCGGGCCGTCGATCAGCTGAAGAAAGACTTCGACTATTCGCAATTCATCGAGAAGCGCGACTGGGGCGGGCGACAGGCGTTGTACCTCGCCGATACGCTTCGCACCCTGAAGGGTTCGTTCAGCGAGACGACCACCTCGAAGACGAAGGAGAAGGGCGATCTGGCCGGGCAAGTCATTGGCGCGGTTGCGACCGTTGCCGGCGCTTACTTCACGGGCGGGGCATCGCTGGCGGCCTCTGATCGTAGACTGAAGACCAGCGTCGTGCGGATCGGTCACCTGAAGACGAACGGCCTGCCGGTGTACACGTACGTGATCAACGGCTTCAAGTCGATGGGCTGCATGGCCGATGAGGTCGAGAAGCAGTTCCCCGAGGCAGTGGGCGTGAACAGCATGGGCACGCAGATGGTTGACTACCACCTCATCGACTTCACTCCCGAGAACTTGGTCTTCGAGAAGGAGGCCGCATAATGCCAGATCCACGCTCGGGACTGTCCGCGCTCAATCGTCCGGCACCGGAAGAAGAGCAACCCCGGCCCGCGCTCGTAGCGCCGCCGCCCAAGGGTGTGCCCAGCTCGTCACCGTACGTGATGGCCCCGGGCGCGAATAATCCAGCGGCAGCGCCAGCACCAGCAGGCCCCCCAGTTCAACCGTCAGCGTTGTCGCCCGCAATGTCTGCGCCTCCGCCCGTGCAAGGTGGGGCAGCACCTGCGCCGCAGGCCGGTCAGCCAGCGCTCGCGCCCGAGGGTGACGCTCAGCCAGATCCAGCGCAGGCGCGGAAGATCGCGCAGGATACGGCGCGGCAGTCTGCCGAGGCAGTAAAGACTGCGCCGCCAGAGGCCAAAGCGGAAGTCGGCAAGCAGCTCGAAGAGATTGGCGGCGGGCCCCAGTCGCTCGCCGATGCGTACTTGCAGACCCTGGAGAAGCTGGGTGGCGAGAAGGAGCTGGACCTGAAGCTGACGAAGGAGGACTGGGGTCTATTCCTGATGGACTTCGGGATGCGCATGATGGCGGCGTCAGGCGACTGGCGCGGCACCGCGCTCAGCCATGCAGGCGAGGCGGGCTCGGGTACGCTTGGCGCCATCCAAGCTGATCAGGCCAGCCGCACCAAGAGCACCGATGAGTACAACGCCAACCAGCGCAAGTCCGCGTTGGATATTGCGACCAAGCAGTATGAGATCGACAATCCCACGCCTTCCTCTTCGACCGGGCGTTACGTTCAGACCGAGAAGGGGTTACTCGACCCCAGGACCGGCAAGTACATACTGGATGAGAACGGCGAGCGGATCATGAAGGCTCCCACGGGTGGCGGTAACAAGGAGCTGGAGCGCGAGTATCGCTACAAGTCGTTGGTGCAATCCGGCATGGAGGACTGGATGGCGCGGCGTATGTCGACCAGCGATGCGCCCTCCCCGGAGTCGATTCGCTTCGAGATGATCCAGGCGCTGGAGCGCCGCGCCGCGCAGGACCCGTACGCGAAGGTCACCTCGCCAATCGACGGCAAGCAGTACAAGATCGGCGACCTGCCCGAGGCAGCGAAACGCGCGTACCTGGAGAACAACATCCGGTTGGTGTGGCAGAAGAATCAGGAAGCTGCGGTCAAGCCCGGGGCTGGCGCGCTGGACGATGCGACCAGGGCGGCAACCAAGGATGTTCCCGGCCTCCAGTAATTAGAATCATCAATCCATTGCCGTATTAGGGCAGGGGTATAAGCATGGCGGTCAAGGATGACCTGCGGACTGAGCTGGAACAGGCTCAGCGCAATCTCGAAGCGGCGACTCGGCAAGGCGATTTCAATCAAGAGGATCACTTCGCCAGCCAGGTGAAGCAGCTGGGCGATGAGCTGAGCGCCTATGATCGGCAGAATCCGCGCGCTCCAGTGGACACACCGCCCTCCACGGGTCCGGCGCTCGCACAGCAAGCCCCCGTCAGTCGCGAGGACTTCAAGCAGCAGGTCGGCGCGCTTTCAGCCTATACCCCGGACGAGTACCCGGCGCCAGGCGGCCCGGGCCAGGGCGCGCTCAGCATCGAGCAGGATACGCCCCAAGGCGTACAGCCAGACGAATGGTGGGCTGGGTCCGAAGAGGGCGTCAGGAAAGCCAGCGGCGCGCTCGACAGCTACGTCGACAACCGAGGCGTGACCTCCAGTGATGTCGCCAAAACGGCGGCGGCGGCCATCATCAAGCAGGGCGCGCAGGCGCTGTTCGAGCGCGCGAGGGATGCGCAGTCGCAGCAGTATGCGTGGCTTCAGGAACAGATCTCATTCGAGCCCGACAAGAGCGACAAGGTCGCGCACGCCAAGTGGCAGGCCGCGATTGATCGGCAGACCGCGACGCTGCAAGCCGGCGGCGAAATCGACCCCACGTTCTGGGGCACGTTCGTGCGCCCGTTCCTTGCGCCAACGGGCAAGACCTCGTTCGGCCAGAAACTGGAGAACCTGTCTGAGCGCGTGAACAGATCGCGATCGGAAGAGGCGAAGACGGCCGAGAAGAAGCAGTGGCTCCCCACCGCTGAGATGTTCAACAAGAACTTCAACGCGGGCGACCCGAGCACATGGTTCGAGGGCACGGCAATGCCGTGGGAAGATCTCGATGCGTTCTCGTTGCACTTCGCGGCGCAGGCGCCCAGCTTCAGCGGCGGCTTCATCGCCAACCGCGCGGCGGGTCGCGCATCGGCGGCAGTCGCTGGAGCCATCAAGCGGGCTGAGGGAATCCTCAACCCGAACATGGTCAAGCGCTACGCGGACAAAGTGCAGACGGTGGTCGGTACGGTCGCGGGTGTGGCCACCGACTACATGCTCACGAAGGAGCAGCTTGAGACGCAGATTCAGGAGGCGATCAAGCCACATTGGGATGACGAGCCAAAGTGGGACGCCGACCCGGACTTCACGAAGCTGGTCAATGCCGGCGTGCCGAGAGAGACCGCCAAACAGTTGCGCGCCAACGAGGCTGCGGTAACCGGCGCAACGGCGGCGGCGTTCGTCTCCGCAATGGGCGAGGCCCCGCTGCAAAAGTTCTTCGCGAAGATCGGTATCGGTGAGGCTGTCTCGCGCGCAGGCACCGCAGCGAAGGCGGGCGTGGGCGGCGCGCTCACCAACGCGGCTCAGGAAGCGAACGAACAACTCCAGACGAACTGGCAAGAGCGTCAGTTCGATCCATCCACGCCGATGACCAAGGACGTGATGAACTCGCTGGTCGGCGGCATGATGATCGGCGCCCCGGTGGCGACTGTCGGCGGCGCGCTGGCTGGCGGCACACCGCACAACGCATCGCTCAACAAGGACCAGAAGCGACTGCTGGAGAGCGGCTTCAAGCTCTGGACGGATACCGCCAACAAGCGGTCTGCCGTGCAAGCGAAGGTGTACGACCCTGAGTACATCAAGAACACCGAGCCCGAGCAGCGGCTGAAGGATTACGCCGAGATCGAGGCGCTGCAAGAGGCTGAATCAAAAGCGTTCCTCAAGTCCGAGCCCGTCATTCGGAAGATGCAGGAGAAGTACGGCGCAACTCCGCAGTCGAAGACTCGCGTCGATAAGTTCGCGACGCAGCACGGGCAGCGCATCGCCAAGATCGAGGCCAATCGTCAGGCGCGCTGGCACGGCGAGAACATCAAACAGACTGAAGATCAGGTAGCCCAAGAGGCAGCCGACGTTCAGCGCCAGATCGAGGAGAACGCGAACAAGCTCGGTGAGTTCACGCAGACCCGAGACGACCTGACTATGGTTCAGGAAGGCGGCGTGATCGAGGAAGAGGGCGGCCTCGCCGCGATGGATCGGTACGATCGTCTGATCGATCAGGGCTACGGTCGCTGGACCAGCAACAAGAAGACTAAGTTCGTGCTGACGCCGGCCGGTCGCATGGCGCGCGACTCGATCGACGCTGCGATCAATGCGCAGCAGAAGACAGTCGACGTGAAATACGCCGGCCCTGAACGCCGACAAGAAACGCTCAGCCGCCTCAGCGACGAGAAGTGGAGCGCGATGTCGGCGACAGAGCAGCAAGCCTGGTACAAGGAGTCGCGCACTGACGACTTGACTGGGGTGCAAAACGTCAAAGCGCTCAAGGATTACAACACCTGGGTGGAAGAGGGCAGGGTGCCGCCGGCCGCCGCAGTCGGCTTCATCGATAGCGACTCGCTCGGGTGGGTCAACAAGAACATGGGCGACAAAGCGGGCGACGAGTTCCTGGCCAAAATCGGCAAGGCGTTCAAGACTGCCGGTCTCGCCGATGTGACGTTCCGCAAAGGCGGCGACGAGTTCGTCGTGCACGGCGACACGCAGGAAGAGGTTGATGCGGCGATCCGCGTGGCACAGCAAACCCTGGCGGGGATGGACCCTGTCACGGACGAGACCGGGCGCAGCGTTCAGCCGGAAATCACGTGGGGCACTGGCGATACGCAGGACATGGCCGATGCCGCGATGCGCTCCGCAAAAGTGGCCAAGGTTGCTGAGGGGCGGCGCTCGAAGACGGGCCAGCCGCCAACCTCGCTAAGGCAGGCCCGCCCGGGCGACCTGCCCATCATGTCGTATGACGGATCAGGCGAGCCCACCGAGACGAACGCGATCATCGATGAGATGCAGCGGATCGCTGACGCCACCGACGAGTTTTCGGTGCGGCGGTTTGAAAAGTTGAGCGATCAGCTCGACCGGCTGGTCACGATGGAGGGTGAGCGAACCGACATCATGCGTTTCGCGCAGGGGTTGCTCAAGGCGATGAACCTGTCGAAGAGCGGGTTGTCGCACGCGAAGATCGTGGCCGAGGCGAAGGTCAAGTGGATGGCCATGAGCGTGGAGCAGAAGGCGTTCTACGAAAAGCGGGCTGCCGAGTTTTTCACGCCGTTCTTCGGTGAGTACGTCGGCGGCGTTGATGCCTACATCTCCGAACAGCACAGCCTGGACGGCGACCCGGACTTCGACTCGAAGATGCCGTCGTTCACTCATGACGAGAACGGCAATCGCGCGTATGGCGAAAACACCGCAGCCTTCACGTCGCTGAAGCGGTTGATCGACGAGAAGCGGCTGCCGCCGAATGTGATCCGCGATCTCGACGACACGAGCACATGGTGGCGCGGGCTGGGTCACGAAGACATCACGCCGGTCGACGTGTTGATGACGCGGGTGCACCGATGGATCGGCGTCGAGATGATGGCTGGCGGGCCGTCGCCATTCTCGGATCAGCTCGAAGAGTACAAGCGTGTCGCGGCTGAGTTCGACGATGCGGCGTATCCGCTGTTGCAGCTGTACGGCGATCCGCTCGCCGGCAACAACTTCTACACGCCGTTGCAGAAGGGCAGCCGCGTCGAGATCATCTCCGAGGGGCGCAGCGTTGCCGGCGTCGTGATCAAGGCCGACAACGATTCGGTGGTCGTGAAGTGGGACGAGGACATGAAGGTCTTCGACCCGGACGTGGAGAAGAAGGGCGACACCGCGCGCTTCTCGCGCAGGTTCGGCTGGCAGATCTCGGCGCGTCACGCGCGTGGCGGCAAGTCGTATGGTCGACAGTTCGGCTCCTGGCCCGGCCAGGCGCGGATGGGGCGTCGCTGGAACCCCGATCAGGAAGCGTGGGAGACGGCGGCGGATGTCGCCAGGCGCAGTGATCGAGCGAGGGTCGTGAACGCCAGCAGGAACGTGCTGCGCGGATTGGCGGAGAACGCCAAGGTCAAGGCCACCCGCAACGAGATGCGCCGGGCCCGGGCTTCAGCCAACGAGATGATGGCCGGCATGGGCAACCTGCCGCAGATCACGCTGGCGAACTCGGTGGCTGACCTGCCGCCACACATGCAGGCGAAGCTGGTCGCGCACGGCTCGAACGGCGCTGGCGTGCAGGGCATGTTCGATGAGGACGACCCGAGGAACGGCGTCTGGGTGCTGATCGGCAACAGCGTCGTGGCGGCGAAGAAGCGCGGCATCACCCTCGAACGCCAGATCGCGGAAGCGGTCATCCACGAGACGGTCGGCCACTACGGCCTGCGTGGCTGGATGGGCAACGACAAGACCATGAACCAGTTCATGGACGCGATCGAGGCGGCGTTCCCCAAGGAGGTCCGCGCGAAGGGGCGCGACTATGGCTTCATGGTTCGCAGGGGCGCCTGGCGCGCTCAACCCCTGGCGGAGTCGCCCGGCGCGATCCTGATGTCCGCCGAAGCAGATGCGATCCGCTTGATGATCAACGAGCGCAACGCGAGGACCTTCGTGACCGGCGACGGCAGCAGGGTCGTCAGTGATCGCCCGCGCCCGGATGATCGCTGGATTGAGACAGCGAAAGTTTATGACGGCATTCGTGCGCTGCTGAAGGACTCGATGAACTCGACTACCGGCGGGTACGGGACATTCCCGCCCGGGCGCGGCGAGATCACGCAGGAAGAGCTGGCCAAACACATTGGCATGAAGAAGCAGCGGCTTGCCGCGATCCTGACGACCGGCGCGGGGCGCGCGTCCGAGAACGAAATACTTTCGATTCTCGATGGCATTGAGTCGCTTAGCAGTGGCGGCGGCCCAATCCGAACCGAGCTGAAGGCCGCTACGGAAAAGGTCAAGACGGACCTGTCTGGATACGCCGCATCGCTGGGCAGGCTGACGTTCGAGCAGGTGCTTGATGAGGCCAACAAGGCGATCAAGGCGCAACTTGGGGAGGGTGCGCTTCCCATCAAGGCGCGGACCCTTCGCTGGTGGGGGGCCTCTGGGCTGTTGCCGAAGATCGGCACGCGCGGGCGATTGTCGACGTATCCGAAAGACCATGTGGATCGGATCGTCCGCATCAAGACTTTGCAGGAGCAGGGCCTGACGATCGAGCGAATCGGCAGGGAGATGAAAAAAGCCGAGAGCGATCAGGTCTCCGCGCAGACGAGGAGAGATGTGCGTGGATTCGTTGATCAGATGTTGGGTGCCGGGGTCAGCGCCAGGGCGATTGCGAACGCGCTGAAGGTGCGGATCACCGAGGTTAAGGGCGGCGTCAATCTGACAGTCGGCGTAGATCAAGCCGACGCTCTCATGCGATTGGCTGAGCGTAATGCCGAGGATGTCAAGGTCGGCCTGCCCGCGCCGCCGCCGTTCATGAAGACGCCCGGGTCGCACTGGGAAACATCGAGTAGCGGCGAGGGTGACCTGTACATCGCGCGCATCGGGCCGAACGCTGGCGCCCCCAGCCGTACGCGCACGGGCCCGAACGACATCGCGATCAAGTTCGATAAGGAGAAGCTGCTCCCCGACTATATGTTCTACGTGTTGCAGTACCTGCAACCGAAGATGGCTGCGCGGCTGCGCGGCACGGCGCAACAGTCGATCAACCAGAAAGACATCGACACCGTTCTGCGCGAGCACTTCCAGGCGCCGACATCTCAGCTGAGGGGTGGTCTGCAAGAGCCTGGATCGACAGACGGGATGGAGTGGATGTCGGACGCGCATCGCCGCCTGGCCGCCGAGGAGTACCTGGCCGAGATGGCGCAGCTGATCGTGACGGACTACGGCGGCAAAATGCCGAAGCCGCAGCTCAATATGTTTCAGCGCATCGCGAATCACATCCGCAACTGGATGGTGCGCAAGGGCTACGGGCGCTTCATGCGCGGTCCGATGAAGTTCACCGACAACGACATCGCGATGATCATCTGGAACGCGCAGAACTTCGTGAGGAACGAGAAGGGCTGGGCCTACCAGGGTGCGAGCGGCAAGGTGCTGACCCCGTTCATGCGGGACAAGAACCTTTTCAGGTCGTCAATCCTGACGGTGATGGAGAGGGGCGCGCGCCCAACCACCAAGCAGGAGCGCCAGCAAATGGTGGCGGCCGGCAATGCGCCGACCACTACGGTGGCGCTGTTCCCCGAGTTCGGCACGCGGGCGCAGTACAGCGAGATCTTCGAGAAGCTGGTGAAGGACGGCAAGATCAAGCGAGCCGAACTTGAGGCCCTGGGCTTGGCCAGCGCGCTGAACAACATGAAGAAGTGGGGCGACGTTATCGGCCTGGCCCAGATGGCAGACACCGAAGGTCGAGACCCATACATGGTTGGGGCCGACGCGCTGCCGCCGCAAATTCGCAAAGCGTACATGAAGGCGCACGTGATCTCGCGCGAGAACCGGAACCAGATGTACGAGGACCTGCATCTCGCCAGGGAGCGGTTGGCAAAGTACGAGGAAGAAGAGCGCCAGCAGGACCTGCCGTATGTGCCGCTGCCGGGCGAGGGCTTTGTGCTTCCCGAGTTGTTGGCCGCGTTCAGAGGGGAAGGAGAGCAGGGGCCCCGGACCTCCCAACAAGAGCAGGTTACTCGCGCGGCAGACATCGCGGCGACGAAGGAGATCATCGCGTTCCTGGAGAAGGAGGGAACCATCCCCACAGCGGAGCAGCAGATCGCTGCGCGTGATGAGATCAACAGCATTCTCGAACTGCCAATAGGCCCGAAGGACAAGATCCCCATAGGCATACTGGAGATGATCGCGGCGGCAGCGGCCGTCAAAGTTCGCGTTATGCCGGACAACCCGTACCGCAACTCCGGTCGCGACGCGATGACGATCGATGGCTCGGTCAACGTCGACATCACCCCGGAGAACTGGCGGAGCCTGCGTCCAGAGACGCCCGAGTATTACTACAACTACCGGCCCGTGGGGCGCTCGAACGAAGACGCCTATGGCGCGTACGTGTTCTTCCAGGACAACCCGCACTTCGCGGGTCAGGTGACCCACAATCGATTCAGACCGCCCGGTGGTTACCGTGGCTCGTTCATGCACTTCCGCTATGCGGAGTCGCAGCTCACCAACGGCGAACCCGCTTACGAGGTCATCGAGGTTCAGTCCGACCCGTTCCAGGGAACCGAGCACATGGCCCGCAGTCAGCAGGAATGGAACGCGACGAAGAAGTCTGCCGAGTCTCTACGTGCGCGCCTCGACCGAGTTGGTTTCACCATGATGGAGCGCACGTCGAAGGCGCTCGAAACGCGGATGGAAGCGGCACACATGGGTGTGCTTGATGCGTGGAACGATACCGAGGGCAGGACGCAGGCAGAGATCATCACCAATCGCGGCCACCTGATCGTTGAGTGGGAGAAGGAGCGAACGCAGATCTACGAGACCGCGATTGAGCGCATCGAACTATGGCGCGAGAACAATACTCGCCCGGTCCTCCGCGACCTGAACAACATCACGAGCGAAGACGCGCGGGCGTTCAAGCTGCTCGACAACAAGGCCATGGATGAGGTCGCCGTTCAGGTGAAAGCCTGGCTGGAGTGGATGCGCGACGCCACGAACTTCAACCCGGGCGG